TTTACTTTCAGAAATAACTAATATTTCAGCTACAAAATTGGCTAGGTATAAGGCTGTTAAAAATAATCTTAATGAAAATCTAATTGATGCATTAAAAGATAATAAAATTAGTTTTTCAACAGCATATGAAGCGTCACAACTTTCGGAATCTATGCAAAACAAGGTAAATAATTTATTAAATAGTCAAGATGTGTCATTGCAAGATGTAAAGGAATTAAAAAGACAAGAAGAAGAGCATAAACAAATACCAGGGCAAATTAATGTCTTAGAAAATGAAAACACATTAGAAAGAAATAAAGAACAGATATACCAAGAGGAAGAAAAAGAAGAAGAACTTATAAAAGAGACTATTATAGAAGAAAATCAAGCAGAAAATATTAATGAAATAGATCATATAGAAAGCCAAGAGCAAACAACAGTAGAAGAAAACAATGAAAAGGAAAGCATTATTATAGAAAAAACAAAGATAGAACAAAAGAAAGGATGTAGTTTTTGTAGAGGAGAAACTTCAATATCATCGCAAAATGGAAAATTTTCCATATATATTGAGGAAATCACACATAAGGCAAATATAGTAGACAACAATACAGGTGAAGTAGATGAAATTGTATGTGTATTATGTCCGATATGTGGGACAAGACTATAAATTATATTAAAAATATGTTCTTTGAAAATTGAATGATTTAGTATTTAAAAAATATGTTATAATTGATTTGTGATAGTAGAATAATCTTAATTAAAATTTATTTGTATAAGAAGTATAGATAAATAGTGATCTGATGAATTAATCAGATTGTATTAGAGTAATATGGAAAGTTCCAATTAAATTACATTAGATGGAGGTAATAATGAATCGTTTTGAAAATGGGTTTCACTCTTTTAAGAAAGCTATTAAAGGATTGACAAAAGATAATATTAATGAATTTGATTTAAAGGAAATAATAATTAATTTTCATCATTCTATGGAAGTTCTGTTTAAATATATTTTATTTAATAAACATAGGTTATATATATATAATAATATTCAAGAATTAATTGAACATAAATTTAATGTGAAAATTGGGATCATTAGAAAAAATGAATGTAAAAAGAACACTGAATCTATTACAATAAATTTTAATAACACAATAAAGAGAATAATAGTACTGTGTGAAGAAACAATAGATAAGTATACTTATAATAGAATCGAAAACTTGAATAAGTTTAGAAATAGTTTAATACATGATGAATTAAATTTGATTAAAGAAGAAGTGGAGCAATTAATAATTAGTATTTTGCCAACAGTTAATATGATTTTAAAAAAGTATTTACCAGAAGAAAATCAAAAAGAATTTGTGGAATTTATTGATGATAAAGAAATTATTACAAAATTAAATAATTTGTATATTGACAATGATAAATGGAAAATAATAACGATAGTTAACTTGCTTACAACATATAAGCTAAATGATTATGATAGAATAGATGTTACTGGTAAAAATCATATAAACAGAATGCTTTCTCTTTTAGGCTGTGAAATAAGAGAAGATAATATGAGTACAACTATTGATGGATCATATTATTCATCAGCAATTTCGTATTTGAAGCAAGAGGTTTGTAATTACATTATGTTTGATTCAGATAAAATGAAAAAATATGTTGATGATGATAAAATGAGGGAATTGATAGAAAATAATCCAGTTATTGCCGATATATGCAAAGAATATATTTATAATATGATTTGTTATTTAACTAAATTGATGGATATTGAGAAAGGTGAATTAATTACTTTGATAAAGGATAAAAAAAAATTAAAGTCTTTCTTTGATAATAGGTCATTAATCAATAATATATATATATATGAAGTTCTATTTCATATAATAAAAATAGCAGAATCCTATATAGAAATTTGTGAAAAGAAGAAAAGAAGAAATGAATTTTTAAAAAAAATATTACTGAGTGAGAATGATTATTTGGTAGATGTTTCATGTATTTACTCGAATTTAATTAGTTGGTATAATGATGCAAAATGGTATAATGATAGAAACTTTAAAGATATGCCTAAAATGGATGTATTTATAAAAAATAAATTTTTAAATTATGAAATTTATGATGAAGTTGATAAGTTAATCTGTGATTGTAGTCTTTTTAGTGATTTGCTTGGAGAGTTTGGGGAATGGAGTAGTATAGATCATATTAATAGCTGTAGTATTGAGGAAATTGACACTATTATTGAAAATGTTGATGATAATAAATCTTATAAATTAATATTAAGTATCTCTGTTTCAGTTCAAACTTACATTGATCATGAATATTATGATAATGGAACAGAGTACACGTATATTGCTGTAAGTGGCATAATAACTCAAGGCAACAAGTTTTCTATTAACAATATAAAATACTTAGGTAAAAAAATAAACATTGATGACTTTGGTTTTAAATAATTTATAATATAAAGCATTTGGATTATTACTTAGTCATGGTGATTTTCATATAAAATCTGTAATTAATATAATAATACTTAGTGCTTTTATACTGTTTATTTAAGATATTGAATTATAAGTAAATAGAAAAATAAGGGAATTATTCATGTTAATATATAGATAAATTTTAATTTAAAAAATAAATATAAAATAATATATTAAAACACTGCAGTATTTATAAGGAAATTTGTGGTGTTTTTGTGTTGTAATTCAAAAATAAAGTAAGAAAATGAAGAAACCATTATTAAAGTTAAATTTTATATGAAAAGTCTAAATGTAATAGAGTTTAAATGTAAAGATATGAGTATTATAAAGAATGTATAATATAAAGCATGGAGATAGCGAAGAGAAATTAGTGTATGCAAAAATAGAAAATATAGAAGGAATAACAATTGAAGAATTAGAAGAATGTTAATTGATATTAAAAAAATATTTAGAGATGGATTATGGTAAATAACTATAGATAAGGAGTTTGGTTATGGGTAAAAGTGTTAAAGATAATAAAATTGAGAACATTAATGAGATAAAAGATATTATTAGTAATGCAGCGGAAAAGACAGCTGTAGAGGTAATAGAAAAGTTACGAAATAAAAATATGATAAAAAGAGAAATGAGTTTTTATAAGAGAATTGAAATCTTATTATATAGTTATAATTCATTGAAAGAGGCATTAAATCAAAAAGATGAAGATATAAGAAACATCGAACGATATGGATTACCTAAGAAAAGTGGTTCAATAGTTGTATATTCTACATCTGGTGGAATAAGTGAAGAGGATAGATATATGCAACTAATAGAAAAATACAAAAGAGAAAAGGAAGAAACTAAAAGAGATTTAAATAGAATAGATAGAGCATTAGATAAAATAAGGAACGATAAGTATTTTGATATAATATATATTAAATATTTAGAAGGCGAAGAGGAAACTATAACAGATGAATATATAGCAGAGAGGATGGGTAAAGATAGGACAACCATATTAAGGAATAGAAAAAGATTAATGAATAAAATGATAACTATTCTATTTCCCGAAAGCGTTAGAGATATAATATAATGCACATTCAATGCACATTTAGTGCCATTGAACATAAGAAAAATATATAGTAATATAATATTATAAAATTTTATTGATAGATTGCACTTTAAATAAAAGGTGAGTGAAGTACTTATATTTAATTATATGGGTTTTTACTCACCTTTTATTTATACAATTAAATGGAAGGAGGCTTGTACATGAAAAGAAGGAATAAGATTAAATTAAATATAAGATTTAGTGGAGATAAAGTGTCATGTGCTAAGTCTCTAGAGTTATGCAAAGGATGTAGTAACTATAATACATGTGAGTATATGGAATTGTACTATTATCCATATGATGGAGCGATAGAATGTATGAAGCATGATAGTTATAAGAGAGTTAACGGGGCAATAAAACAAAGAGAATAGTAATATTATTTTATGTTAAGGTACTTCCTAGGGGGATAGGTACATGAGGGTCTAGCGATGCCCATTTTGTATCTTTTTACAACAAAAAAAATTTAGGTACTTCCTTCCTGTTTTGATATAAAATAATATTCAAAAATTATAAAAAAATAGGTTGAAAAAATATATGTTTATATTGAGGTGATATAAATCATGAATGTAAACCAAAAAGAACTCGCAAACATATTAGGAATCACATCTAGGAGGGTGAGACAACTAAGAGAAGAAGGGTTCTTTTCTTTTGCTGAAAATGGTAAAAAATATAACTTAGAAAAATGTGTTCAGGAATATATTGATTATAAAGTAAAAGCGGAAACGAATACGGGTACATCTATAGATAGAGAAAAGGAACAGGCAGAGCATGAACAAATTAAAAAGAATATATCTAAATTAAAGCTTAGAAAATTAAAAAAGGAACTTCATGAAGCTTCAGATGTAGAATTGTTTTTAAATGAAATGCTAATTAATTTTAGAAATAGATTATTGTCTATACCTAATAAAGTAGCTGTACAAATTTTAGGGGAAGAGGATATTAATATAATAATTGAAATACTTCTAAAAGAAATTACAGAGTCATTAGAAGAGTTATCAGAATATGATCCAGATAAAATTAATAGAGAAAAAAGTTATTATTTAGATGAAGCATATGAGGAGGATGATGAAGGATAAATAAAATTATATTCATAATAAGGTGATAATATGGGGAATGAAAGGATACGTTCAAGAGAAAAAACAAGTAATTTATTTAGGCGAATATTAAAACGTACGCTTGCAAAGCCTGAACAATTAAATGTAAGTCAATGGGCGGAAAAATATAGAGTGTTGGATGAATCAAGTTCACTTCCAGGTAAATGGTCAAATGACGTTACACCATATTTAGTTGAAATTATGGATAGTTTCAATGATCCTTACATTGAGCATATAAATTTTTGTAAACCAACTCAAGTTGGTGGCACAGAGGCATTGTTAAATGCTATTGGGTGGATAGTGACTCAAAATCCAAGTCCAACTATGATTGTTTATCCAACAGATGATTTAGCAAAAGATATATCTAATGATAAGTTAAAGCCAGCATTTTTTAAAAGTCCATCATTGAGAGAAAGATTTTTAGAAAATCAATCCAAGGAACTTGCTTTAAAGTTTAGGGGAATGAATTTGTATTTAAGAGGAGCTAATTCACCTAGTAAACTTGCATCAAAAGCAATTAAATATCTGATGTTCGATGAAATAGATAAAATGAATGGAGCTTCAAAGAAAGAAGCTTCACCTTATGATTTAGCTGTAGAACGTACAAAAACATTTAAACATTCTAAAAAGATATATTCATGTTCTACACCTACATTAAAAAATAATTATGTGTGGAAAATACATGAAGCAGCAGAAGAACAAAGGCATTATTTTGTGCCATGTCCTCATTGTAAAAAAATGATAGAACTAAAATGGAATCAAGTAGTTTTTGAAAAAGATAAAGAAAACAGATTAACTATTGCACAACGTGCATCAACAGCTAAATATATATGTCAAGAATGTGGATGTGTAATTGAAGATAAAGAAAAACCTAAGATATTACGACTTGGAAAATGGAGAAGTATAAATAAAAAATGTATTGGTAAACCAAAGACAATATCTTTTTGGATAAATTCATTATATAGCATATTTGTTACTTGGGAAGATATGGCGAAGAAATTTTTAGAATCAAGAGATGATCCTGAACAATTGCAAAACTTTATTAATTCATGGCTAGCGGAACCATGGGAAGATACTAAATTAAAAACAAATGCAGATTTAGTATTAGAAAGACAAACCAATATAGAACAATTTGTAGTACCTAATTGGGCGAAGCTACTAACAGGAGGAGTAGATGTTCAAGAAAATTGTTTATATTGGAGCATAAGAGCATGGGGTGATTTTGTTACAAGTCAAAATATATGTCATGGTCAGGCATATTCATTTTCAGAAGTTGAAAAGGTTATGAATTTAGAATATATAAAAGAAGATGGAACAAAAATGATTGTAAATTTAACACTTATGGATTCAGGATATGATTCTGATTCTGTTTATGATTTTGCCGCATCTAATTCAGATTGGTGTTTGCCATGTAAAGGTGCATCTAATCCACAATTATCACATTATAAGTTATCAAAGGTAAATAAAACTGAATCCAAAGCATATGGAATGAATTTAGTTATTGTTGATGGCGGAAAATATAAGGACATGATAGCTGGTCGTATGAAAAAAGAAAACGGCAAAGGTTCGTGGATGGTATATAAGGGATGTGATAGAGAATATGCTGAACAGGTTACATCAGAGCATAAGGTTAATGTTAAAAATGGGAATCTTACAAGACAACAATGGGTTTTAAAAACATCTCATGCAGATAACCATTATTTAGATACCGAAGTTTATGCCATGGCTGCGGCTGATGTTTTAAATGTGAGATTATTACATTTAGAAAATGAAAATGATGAAGTAGAACAATCATATGATAATGAACAGTATGTACCAGAAGAAAATTGGATTAAAAATAATGAGAAATGGATATAAAGAGGTGATAAATGTGGATGAAAATAATTTTTCAGCAAAAGAAATGCTTAGTGAAGTTGATAAAGCAATATATAAGGTTTTAATAGGAGGGCAATCTTATAAAATTGGTTCAAGACAATTAACAAGAGCAGACTTAAAGATGTTAAAAGAAATGAAGGATGATCTTATGGCACAAGTAGCAAGAAATGATAGTGATTTATTAGATGATACGTATGTTGCAATTTTTTCAGGAAGGTAGGTATATAAAGTGAATTGGTTAGATAACTTTATTGGTTTTATATCTCCTGAATGGGGTGTTAAGCGTGAGGCATATAGACAATACTTGGGAGAACTTAGAAACTATGATGCTGGGAGTTATGGGAGAAGTAACTCTAATTGGAAAGCTACCAATCAATCAGCAGAAATGACAGATAGATACAGTAGAGATAATATTAGAGCTAGATGTAGAGACTTAGAAAGAAATTCAGACATAATGAATTCTGTTGTAGGAGCTTATAAAAGAAATGTAATAGGTGGAGGGTATACATTACAAGCTAGGACAACGGATGATGAGCTAAACTCAGAGATTGAAAAAGTATGGAAAATGTGGTGTAAAAAAGATAATTGTGATGTTACAGGTACTCAAAGCTTTAATCAAATGATTAGAATGGCAGTTGAAAGAAAAAAAATTGATGGAGGAATATTATTTTTAAAAAGGTATACAGATGATGGAATTTTACCATTTAAATTGCAAGCTATAGAAGTAGATGAATTAGATAATTCTCAAATTATACCTAAAGATAATAAAAATAAAGTTGTTGGGGGAATAGAATATAATAGGTACAATAAACCAGTTGGATATTGGATTAAGCAATATAGTATTGATGGCTATTCAATAGAAAATCCAGTATATATTGAAGCTAAATATGTTATATTTTATTATTCTAAAAAAAGACCATCTCAAATAAGAGAAATGTCTGATATGTCTCCAACTATAACAAGAATAAGAGATGCAAATGAATTTATGACAGCTGTATCAGTTAAGGAAAGAATAGCAGCATGCTTATCAGTTTTTATAAAAAAACAAATACCTACAACTGGGATAGGTAGAGGTGGGACAAACTCAACTATGGGGAAACATGATTATGAAGGTAAAACTATTTCGCCAGGTATGATAAAGGAATTAAATGCTGGAGATGAAATTCAAGTTGTAAATCCATCGGGTCAAGCAGCTGATGCAACAGGATATATTAAATTACAACAAAGATTAGTTGGAGCAGGTCAAGGGATAAGTTATGAAGCTACATCAAGAGATATGTCAGAAACTAATTATTCATCAGCAAGGCAAGGAAGTATAGAAGATGCTTTAACATATGCAGAAGAAATTGAATTGCTTACAGAAAATGTATTAAATGAAGTTTATGAAACATTTATAATATCAGGATATTTAAGTGGATTATTTGAAATAAAAGATTTTTGGAACAAAAAAGAAGAATATTTTAAACATGATTGGATTCAAGCACCTAAGAAGTGGATTGATCCATTAAAAGAGGCAAATTCAAATAGAATAGCATTACAAACAGGTCAAAAGACATTTAAGCAAATAGCATCAGAAAACGGAAAGGATTGGAAAGAACAAATAGAGGAAATAAAAGATGTACTCGATTATGCTAAAGAAAATGGCATAGATATGGGAGGTGTTATTTTTGATAAAGGGAAAGAAGAATTATATGTTAAGGAAGGATAATAATCAAATAGTAAATGTAGATAAAAATGATATGTTTAGAGAATTAACAACAAATTCTATAAGAACAGTTGAAGGTAAAGGTAATGAAAGAAAATTCATATTAAGTTTTTCATCAGAAGAACCTTATGAAAGGTGGTGGGGAACTGAAATATTAGATCATTCAGATGGAGCAGTCGATTTAACTAGATTAAGTGAAATCGGCTGCTTATTATTTAATCATAATAGAGATGAGGTGATTGGGAAAGTAACTAAAGTTTGGGTTGAAAATAATAGAGGAAATGCAGAAGTTGAATTTGATATAGATGATGATTCAGAGAAAATATATCAAAAGGTTAAAAGTGGAACATTAAAAGGTGTATCTGTAGGATATAGGATAGATTCATTTGAAGAAGTAATTTCAAATAAAATATCAGCAGATGGAAGATTTACAGGACCATGTGAAATAGCAAGGAAATGGACACCATATGAAATATCTATAGTTAGTGTACCAGCTGACCCCACTGTTGGTGTGGGAAGAGAGTTAGAAAAAAGCAATATTAGATTAAAAGAATCTGAAAATACATTTTCATATTATGAAAATCAAATTCAGATAAATAAAAATATATCAAAATACTAGGAGGTAAATAGAATGGGAGCAAAACAAAAAAGACAACAAAAAATGTTAAGACAACAAGAAATACTTACTACAGTAAAACAAGGTAAAAGGGATTTTACTGTGGAGGAGCAATTGGAATTTGATTCCTTGCAAAGAGAAATTGATGAATTGAATTTAGAAATCGAAAATGAAGAGAAAACTAACAATGGGAATGAAAGAGCTATTGAAACTGAAAGAAAACGAATATCAGAAATTACTAGTTTATGTAGAGAATTTGATGTTGATTTTACTGATTATATAGAAGATGGAACATCTCTAGATGATGTTAGAAAAGCAATTTTAGATAATATAAGAAGTGAAGCATCACCTATAAAAACTAGAGGAACAGGTGAAGTTCAAGTAATTGCAGATGAACAAGATAAATTTAGAGCTGCCGCTGCTGATGCATTAGTAATGCGTGGTGGAGTTATCATAGAAAAGCCAGTTGATGGAGCAAGAGACTTAATGGGAATGTCACTAAGAGATTTAGCGATAGAAACACTTCAAGGAGGTGAAATATCTAATATTAACAGAAAATCATCAGATGAGATATACAGTATGTTATCAAGACAGTTTTATAATCCAACATCTGCATTTCCAAGCATAATAGATCAAGCTATTAATAAAGCATATGTAGAAGGGCATAAAACAGCACCGGTTACATTTGATATATGGACCAAAAAGGGAACATTAAAAGATTTTAAAACTGTTGAAAACAAATATTTAGCTGGACCAGCAGGTGAATTTTTAGAAGTGCCAGAAGGAGGAGAATTAAAACATGACTTGCCAACTGATGAAAAGCTTCCAACAAGAAAATTAAAGACTTATGGAAGGCAATTTTCCATGACTAGACAAGCTTTTATTAACGATGACATTGATTTTTTATCAAAAATACCTGCTAAATATGCAGCATCAGCTCGTAAAACTCAAAACAAGCAAGTATATCAAATACTATTAAACAATCCAGCTATTTATGATGGAAAGGCATTATTTAGTCCGAATCATAAAAATTTAATAGCTACAGGAACAGGTATAACAGCACAATCAATACAAAAAATGTTTATGGCATTACAATTACAAACAGATAGCTTTGGAGAAGCAATAATTATAAGGCCAACTTATATAATTGTTCCAGTTGGATATGCGTTTGATATGTATACTATTTTTGATAGTCCAACTATTAATACAGTAGGTAATACACAATCAGCGAATCCACTTTATAGATATAAAAATCAAATTCAAATTGTAGAGGATGCAACAATTAATGTTTTGTGTAAATCAGGAGATATGCCATGGTTTGTAGTTGGGGATAAAGGAGATACTGATTCTATTCAAGTAGATTATTTAAATGGACAAGAGATTCCAACAATAAGGAGAATGGAGTCAGCAGGTCAACTAGGATTTGTGTGGGATATATATTTAGATTGGGGAATTTCAGTTATGGATTATAGAGGAATAATTAAGAATCCAGGCATTACATCAGTAGATCCATTGTTATAAATATAAGGAGGAAAATATTATGAAGGCGGTATATTGTCAAAAGGGAGAAACTATTGATTATAAAAATGATAAAGAAGAAATAATTGAAGCAGGTGATGTAGTAAACATTATATCTAGAATAGGTATAGCTGGGACAAGCATTAAAGAAAATGAAATAGGAACAGTACATGTTGTTGGTGTTTTTGAATTTAGAAAAGCTCAAAAAGAAAAGATTATAGTTGGAACTAAAGTTTATTATGATGAAGCTAATGATTGTATAACAGCAACAGAAACATCAAATATTCCTGCTGGATATGCAGTTAAAACTGCATCTGAAAATGATGTTAGTGTATATGTAAAACTAATTGGATAGGTGATTAAAGTGGAAGAAAAATTGATAGCAATATATCCGATTTTATTTGAATCACATCAATATAAAATTGGGGATGAATTACCAGCATCTAATCATGATATGGTTAAAATTTGGCTGGAATCTGGTGTAGCTGAATGGAGAAACTCAGAAGAAACACAAGATAATTTTAGTGAAGATGTAGAAAAGACAGAAGAAACACAAGAAGATTTTATTGAAAGTGTAGATATTATAGAAAATGAAAAAGAAGATAAAATAGATGAAAAATTAGCAACGAAGGATAAACAAATTAAAAATCAAATTGGAAGGAGAAATAATAAAAATGGAAATGACGTTTAAGAATTTTATAAAAGATGATGTAGAGAATGTATTTCTAAACTCCTTAGAATTTGCTGATGAGCATATCATAGATAGAAAAAAAATTAAAGTTGTAATTGATAATGATACGTTAAAAGAAAGAAATAGAAAAGAGTATGATGGAATTATTCAGGCTGATTTATTGTATTTTGCAAAAAAGGATGATATAAAGAAGCCTATTGTTGGAGAGGTTCAAATGTTCGATGGAATACTTTATAGAGTATTTGATGTAAAAGAAGATGTAAATATGTATGAAGTTATACTTCAATCAAATGAGGATTAAATATGGCAGGAATAGAGCTTAAAATTGATACAAAGGAAATGGAAAAAGCATTAAAAAAACTTAGTATGTTTCCAAAAGAAATGAATAAAGCAACAAGTGCAGCTATAAATAGGACATTATCATTTGCAAATAAACGAATGAAACAAGAAGTTAGAAAAGAATATGCAATAAAATCAGGAGAAATACAAAGTACAATAAATATTAAAAGAGCTAAACCAAGCAATTTAACAGGTATTGTTATAAGTTCAGGAAGTAGATTAACACTAGGTAGATTCTCTAAAAATGCAGGTAATTGGACAAAGAATAAACCTGTAAAAGTAAAAGTTAAAAAAACAGGCACTAAAAAGGTTAATACAGATCCAAAAGCTTTTGTAGCGAATTTAAATGGTAACAATCACATTGTAAAGAGAGTTGGTAAGGAGAGATATCCAATAAAAGTTCTTAGAACAGTATCAGTGCCACAAATGCTTTCCAATGAAAAAGTTAATACAAAAGTAATGGATGAAGCACAAGAGAAATTACAGGAAAGAGTTGAACATGAAATAAATTATAGAATGGGAAAGATAGTAAAGTTAGGGGGTTAAGTTAAATGACAGATATAGAAGTATTAGATGCTATTGTTTTATTTTTAAAAGAAAATGTAGCATCTAATATAAAACTTAAAAAGCCACCTGAAGATAATAAAATTGAAGGCAAGTATGAACTTGTGAATCCAGCGATTTTTTCAGGGTGGCTTCCACATAAAAATTATTTAGAGAATTATGAATATGACATACCAGGAATAATTGTAATGATAGATAATGGATCAGATGACTATGACAATAGTCTTTTAAACATAAGATTAAAAATTACAACATATGATCCTGGTAAATTTGATGGTGAAAAATTAACTCCTAATATGGATGGTTATAAAGATTTACTTAATATAATAACAAAAATAAGAAGAGAATTAAGTCAAAATCCTATAATAAAAGAAAAAGTTAGTGTAAATAAACCGATAGATTGGGTTATGGATAAAGAAGTAATTTATCCATATTGGAGTGCTGATTTAACTTTCACAGTAAATATTAATTCGTTAGAATTTAACTGTGAAAGTTATGAAAAATATTTATAAGAAGGTGATTTAATGGCATATAAACATGGTTTGTATGGTTCAATAATTCCAAGTGTAGAGGATATAACAACAGCTAAAAATATACCTGTATATATTGGAACTTGTCCTATGCATAGGGTAGAGAAAGTTAATAGAAGTATTAATAAACCTATATTGATAAAAAATATGCAAGATGCAATAAGGAAAACAGGTTATAGTTTATCAGATAATTTTGAAGAGTTTTCACTTAGTGCTACAATATATGCACATTTTCAAAATAGCATAGAACCTATAGGTCCTATTGTATTAATAAATGTATTAAACACAGAAAAAGCTATAACAGAAAATATAGAAGTTGATGTAATAAAAAATATAGGAATAATCAAGAAACATGTGTTAATTGATTCAATTGAGATACAAGATAAAGTAATAGATGAAGATTATGAATTAGAATATACACAGGAAGGTAATTTAAAAATTAAATTTATAGAAAAAGAAAAAAAAGAAATTGTAAATGGTAAAATTTCAATTTCATGTAAAGTTTTAGATCCAACAATTACTGAAGGTGATATTGTTGGAACATATAATGAAAAAGATGAAACTAGAACAGGTATATTAGCAGTTCAGGATGTTTATGAGGAATTAAATGTAGTTCCAACAATATTAAGTGCACCTGGTTGGAATGAAAAAGTTAAAGTAAGACAGGCTCTTGTTTCAGCTACTAAAAAAATAACTGATAGATGGGAAGCAATAGCTTTTACAGATATACCAATAGAAAATGTTAAAAATATAGATGAAGCTATAAAGTGGAAAAAGGAAAGTGGATACAATTCAAATGAGGAAAAAACATTTTGGCCTAAAGGTATAATGGGTGGCAAGGAAATGTATTTATCAATTTTAGGGATTGTGGCTAAGATGCAAACTGATGTTAAATATGATAATATCCCATATCAAACACCAAGTAATAAAAAGATAGATATTTCAGGATTAACTTTAGGTAAAGGTAACCATATTAAATTTAGTCAGAATAGAGCAAATGAACTTAATGCACATGGAATAACTACAGCAATTTATAATGGTGGTAAATATGTTCTTTGGGGTCCACATATGGCAAACTTTGAAGATGGCGTAACAAGTAAGCCTGAGGAAATATTTGATACAAATATTATGATGCATAAGTATTTACTAAATGATTTTCAAGTAAGAAATACAGGTGTTATAGATAGTTCAATGAATAGACATGATGTTGATTCAATAATGAATTCAGAACAAATGATATTAGATGCACATGTAATTTCAGGACATTTATTATATGGCAAAATAAATTTTATTCAAACTAACAATCCTAATAATGACATAATAAATGGTAATTTTACATTTAATACATTAGTAACAAATACACCTATTGCAAAATCTATAACACAAAATATTCAATACACTTCCTTAGGAATATCAAAAGCTTATGCACCAAAGGAGGATGAAGAATAATGTCAAATATAATATCAAATAAAGTTGTAGCCTATACTGTATATAATAGAGATGGCAATAAGGCAATTAAAGTTGGGGATACTACAGAAGTAACACTTCCAGAAATAGAGGAATTAACAGATACAATTAAAGGTGCTGGCATTTTAGGTGAGATTGATTTACCAACATTAGGACAGATAGGTTCTCTTAGTTTAGAAATAACATTTAGGAGCACCAATAAAGAAACAATTAATTTATTAACTTCCTCACAGATTGAATTAAGATGGGTAACTGATGCAATAGATACTTCAACAGGAAAGGCAATGACAGTTGCAAATAAAGCATTTTTAACTGTCAAAAGAAAAAAATTCTCAGAGGGTAAGTTAGAGTCAGGTTCAGCACAAGATGGAAGTGCTGAATTTGAAGTATTAGCATATAGAAGAATAATGGATGGCAAAGAAATATTAAACATTGATAAATTAAACAATGTTTACAAAATAAATGGAATAGATCAATTAACAGATATAACTAAGAATTTATAAAATAAAAAAAGCTAAGAGATACAAAATATATCTCTTAGCTTTTTAATTTAGGAGGATTTAAAAATGGGAGAAATATTAGAAAATAAAATAGAAACTATAGAGGAAAAAACAGTTTTAAAACTAAGGAAGCCTGTAATGATAGATGGTGAAGAAAAAAAAGAAATAAATTATGATTTTGAAAATTTAACAGGACAAGATGTAGATAATGCCTTTGCCGCAGCTAGAAAAAATGGATATATGATTAATGGTCCATATGAAATGGACCCAATATTAGGAGGATATTTATTTTGTGAAGCAGCCAATATAGATTATTCTGATTTAAAGAGATTTTCAGCAAGGGATTTTAAAAAGGCAGGTACATTAGGAAGAAATTTTTTTATTACAGACTTGGCGGACCAAGCAGAAGATATATAAAACAGATAGTAGCACAAATAACATTAGAAACTTCAAATAGCAGAAAAGATTGTTATAACATGCCATTATTAGAACTTTTTGAATACTATGATTCTCTCGCAAATGAAGTTGATAGAAGAAATAAAGAGTTTAAAAAATTAAATACTGCGAGGTAGTTAGATGGCTAGTACAGTTAAAACAACGATAAGTATTGGTGGTGTTCTTGAACCTAGTGTTCAAGCAGCATTTAATAAAATAAGTCAGCAATCCAATAATATAGCACAAAAATGTGCAAAAGTAGCTAAAGTAACTGGTGGTGCTGTAGCAGCAGGGGTAGCTTTAGCTACTAAATCTTTTGCAAATTTAGAACAAGCTACAGCAAATGTAAGTGCTACATTAGGAAAAAACTCTACCCCTCAAGTATTAGAAGCATACAATAAAAAAGCTGTTGAACTTTCAGATACCATGAGTAAATCGTCAACAGAAGTTATGGAGGGCTTTAACTATTTAGCATTAGCTGGGTGGTCGGTAGAAGATTCACTCCAAAATGTTGGTGCGATAGTTAAATCTTCTGTTGTTTCAGGTATGGAGCTTGGAAGTTGTTCAGACAAGGTTACAGATTCACTATCTGCATTAGGATTAAGTGCTAAAGATACAGCATCATATACAGATTTATTAGCTTTAGCACAAACTAAAGGAAATGCTACATTTGAGAATTTACTAGATTCACTCTTAGCAAGTGGTGGAACATTTAATAATTTTAAAATTCCACTAAATGAAACTGTTGCTATATTAGATAAATTAGCAGATCAAGGTCTTAAGGGTAGTGAAGCAGGAAATGCTATGAACTCTATTTTTACAAATATGTTAGCAGTTAGTGGTCAAGCTAAAGAAGGTATGACTGCTTTAGGTGTAAGCATGTTTGATGAAGCAGGGAAAACAAGAAATATGGCTACAGTTATTGCAGAATTAAATGAAAAACTCTCAGGATGCACTGAACAGGAAAGAGATACCTATATTGCAATGATTGCAGGTAAAAACCATCTTGATGATTTTAATAAGTTACTTGCTACATCAGGAAATGGACTTGTAGATTTAGCAGAGGATTTGAAAGATACAGAAGGTGCATTAGATAAAGCTGCTATGACAATTGATGATACTATATTAGGAAAGTTTAAGATACTATGGAATACTATTATTAATACTGGAAATGCTATGGTGAAAGAATTTGCACCTAATATAAAAAGTTCTTTAGAAAAAGTACAAGCTAAGATTTTAGAGTTACGTCCTAAGCTTATTGAATTTGCAACAAGTATAAAAAGTACAATAAGTGATTTTATACATTCAAATACTTTTGAAACCATTAAGAGTATGTTAGCTAATACATTTAATTTTATAATTCAAAACGCACCAACAATTATTAGTACAGTGAAAAGATTTATACCACTTATATTAGGAATTGGAAGTGCAATGGCTACTTTAAAAATAGCAAGTAAGGTAAGTGGATTCATGGGCACTATAAGTAAAATTGGAGGTGCTTTTAGTAAAATATCTTTTGCATTTAAAGCTGTTGCTGGAGGAGCTGCTACATTAGGTCAAGCAATGAGATTTTTAATGGGACCTATAGGGTGGATTGCTTTAGCAATAGGGGCAATAGTTGCAATTGTTACAATACTATGGAATAGATGTGAACCTTTTAGAGAAATGGTATGTAGTTTAGTACAACAAGTATCAGGATGGATACAGGGTATATTACTACCAGTAATAGCAAGCATAGGCGAAAAAATAAGCAACTTATGGAATAGTGTGTTAGCACCATTTTTGCAATTTATATCAGGAATATTGCAACCAGTATTTACTATAGCATTTACTGTTATAGGTTCAATCATTTCAACTACATTTGGTACTATTGGACAGGTAATACAATCTACATTACAAGCTTTTGGAGGAATAATAGATTTTATAACAGGAGTCTTTACTGGAAATTGGTCACTAGCATGGCAAGGAATACAAGACATTTTTGGAGGGATTTTTAATGGATTGATTTCATTAGCAAAAGCTCCTTTGAATGCTATTATAGGTCTTGTAAATAAAGCTATTGGTGGTATAAATAGTTTAGGAAGTGCAAAATTACCTAAAGTTCTAGGTGGTGGAACTGTAGGTATAAATATACCTGAAATACCAATGCTTGCACGAGGTGGAATAACTAATATTCCATCAATTTGTGGTGAAGCAGGTCCAGAAGCAGTTATACCTTTAAAAAGAAATAATCCAAGAAGTTTATCACTACTTGAAAAAACTGCTGGTGCAATTGGTGCAAAAGGAAGGAATAATGAAGGTCATACTTTTGTGTTTGCTCCTAATATATCAGGAAATGTAACAGATGATGAAATTAGAAAAATAAGAGAAGAATATGAGGACTTCAAAGAGTGGGTTTTATCAGTTTTTGATGATGAAAGGAGAACAGATTTTGCATAAATATATAACTAAAGCAGGAGATACTTTTGATAGTATCTCTTTTGATTTTTATGGAACTGAAAAATATTCAAGCGAAATAATTGAAGCAAACTTAAATTATATAGATATAGTAATTTTTGATTCGGAAATTCAATTATCAATTCCCAAAATTGATGTAAAAGTAGAGAATACTTTGCCACCATGGAAAAGGTGATTAAATGAAATTAATTTATGAAGGTGTAGAAATTAATTTAAAAATATTAGAATGTAAAATAACAGATAACATAGGAGATAAAGCAGATAGTATTATTATTTCTTTTGCAGATTCAGAATTAAAATATAGACAATGGAATTTTAAAAAAAATGATTGTATAGAAATTATAGAGGGACTATTTTCTACTGGAAAAATGTATATAGATGACTTTGGATGTTCTAATGGTAAATATACAATTAAAGCATTATCTATTAAGAAAAAAACAAAAACTAAAAATACAAGGGCTTGGGAAAATGTAAGATTTTTAGATTTAGCAAAAGATCTTGTAAAAGAAGAAGGATTAAATTTAAAAACTTATGGTATAGAAAACTATATATATGAAAGAGTAGATAAAGACAAAAGAAATAATATAGATTTTTTAAATTTTAGATGCATGTTAGAAGGTTATAATTTAAAAATATCAAATAATGAAGCATTAATAATTTCAGAGACATTTTTAGAAGAACAAATAGAAGAAATAATAATATGTAAAGAAGATATGATTAATAAATATGATTTTAAAACAACTTCAAATAATATAATTAGTGGATGTGAGATTATTTATAATTCAGATTTTCTTGTTAAAGGTAGATATATAAATAGAAAATTTAATGGTGAAATATTAAAGATAAATGATATACAGACATATAACATAGTAGAAGCTAATAGATTTTCTAAAAATATATTTAAAAAATATAATAAGTATGAAACAATAGGAAAATTTACAATAAAGAAAAACACTAACATTTCAGCGGGAAATACAATAAAAATCTTAGATTTAGAATTATTTAATGGTAAATATATAATAGAAAAAGTAATTCATGATTTGGTAAATAACCAATCAAAAATTAATGTTAGAAAGGTAAATGGATATGAATAGAAAAGGAAAAATTTCAAATATATCCTTAAACTCAGTAAGGGTAATTTTTGAAGATATAAATACTGTTTCATATGAATTAAAAATTGCTAAACATATAAGTTTAATTAATTTGGAAGTAGGACAAGAAGTATTAGTAGCTTTTTATAACAATGATTTAAAAAGTGGTGTTATAATAGCTCAAATATAAGGAGGTGTATTATGGCACTTGGAGGATTTGCAAGTAAAAAATTTATAGTAAGTTCAAATAAAATATATACTTTTAATGAATATGAAAATGATATTTCATTGAATGTTGAAGAACAAGAAGTAGAAGGCTGTAAACCATCTATTTATATAAAAGGCATAAGTGCTGAAAGTCCCTCCATTTCAATAACATTAAGAGAATCAAAATATATAAATGTTCAAAAAGAATATAATGATTGGAAAAATATTTTACTATCAAGAATACCACATATGCTATTTTTAGGAGATAAGCCTGTATCAAGTAGTAAATTTTTATTAATTAAAATAGCAGCATCTAATGCTGAATTTATTTCAGAAAAGTTAATAAAAATCACTTTGAAATTAGATTTTAAAGAATATGCCAGAAAAGGTTATAAAAAAGAAGATAAATAATGTGGAGGTAGTATGATTTATAAAATAAATTCTAATGAAAATATAAATTGGAATGCAAAAAATAATGAAAAAATAATTCAAAATGTGAGGAATATACTTAATATAATAAAGTTTGAACTTCCATATGCAAGAGATATGGGAAGAGATCCTAAAAATTTAGATGTAACTTTAGATATAAATAAGTATGACATAGTAGAAGAAACATATGATTTGATTGAGAAATATGAACCAAGGGCAATAGTTAAGGATGTTAATGTGTCAGCATTTAATAATGGTCCAGTAATAGAGGTGGTGATACAAATTGCAGCTTAATTTTATAAACACAAATGCAGATGAAATTTTCAATGAAACACTTAAAAGTATAGAAAATGAATTAGATGAAACATTAGCTGATGGGGATGAAAGAAAAATATTTTTAAAGTCTTTAATGCCAATTTTAGTTGGAATATCAAATAAAATAAACGATACAGCTAATCAAAATTTATTAGAAAATGCAAGAAATGAAAAATTAGACGCAATAGCAGAAAACTATCATAGTACCAATAGGTTACAAGCAACATATTCATTTTGTAAAGGAGTTTGTAAATTATCTAAAGTATTAGAAGAAGATATTTTAATAAAGGCAGGAACTAAAATTACACCTGATGGAATAGCAATTTTTAAAGTTAGGAATGATGTAATAATACCTAAAGGAGAACTAGAAAAAGAGATAGTTTTAATAGCTTCATCAACAGGGAGTAAATATAATGGTTATGAGGTAGGAAAAATAAATTATCTAATAGATCCAATTGCTTATGTTGAAAAAATTTATAATACTTCTATATCAGCTTCAGGCGCAGATGTAGAAGATGATAAAACATATAGAGAAAGAGCTAGATTAGAAATAGAAAGTAAAAGTACAGCAGGAACAGAAGGAGCATATGAATATTTTGCTTATAGTGCTGATCCATCAATTACAGGTGTAAAAATTATTTCACCATCACCAGGAGTAATTAAAATTTTGATTGTAGTAGATAATGGTGAAATACCTTCAGATGAAATTTTGAATAAAGTATATAATGAATGTTCTCCAAGGGATAGACGGCCACTTACAGATAAAGTTGAGGTAGGAACACCAGAAGTAAAAAAATATAATATTGAATTAACATATTTTCTTGATAAAAATTTCCCAACTAAAGAAGGAAAATGGAGAAAGGCAATTGAGGGTGAAAAACTAGATTGTAAAACTGGTGCAATAAGAGATTTTGTAAAATGGCAGCAAGAAGAAATAGGAAAATCAATAAATCCCGATGAATTACGGTATAAAATACAAGATTCAGCATCATATGAAGTTGAAGAAAGAAAAGTATCCGGGATAAGAAGAATAAACTTAATATATCCTGAACACACAAAAATTAAAGAAAATGAACTTGCAAAGGTTGAAAATATAAAAATAGTATATGGGGGTATGGAGTAATGAATTTAAACAATATAGATCTATTAAGTTTACAACCTTCATATTTTCAACAAGACAAATTCATTAAAGCTTTATGTAAAACATTAAATCCTTACTTTCAGAAACTTAGCAATGATAGCAGATTAGTTTATATTTATGGTAGAATAGATGAACTTGATGAAGATACAATTGATTCTTTAGCATGGCAATTTCATGTTGATTTCTATGATTATACCTTGACACTAGACAAAAAAAGAGAAATAGTAAAAGACTCCTTAAAAATTCATAGAATAAAAGGTACTCCAAAAGCTGTTGAAGATATGGCTTCTACTGTTTTTGGAAAAACTAAGTTAAAAGAATGGTTTGAATATGATGGAAAACCATTCTTTTTTGGTTTGGATGTAGATGTTACCGAAAGAGGTGCATCTCCTGAAGAATTAAAAAAGTTAGATACACTTATAGAAGCTTATAAAAATAAAAGATCATGGATAGATTTTATAAATATATTTCTAACGAATAGAGGTTCAATTTTTATAGGAGCTACAACTATATGTGGTGAAGAAATTGTAGTATATCCTTGGACACCTAAAGATATTGAAAGTAAAGGTAATATAAAGTTATCTATGGTTCAAGGACAAGGAGTTGAAAATATAACTATATATCCAAGAAAGGAGTAATTTATGTCAGAACAATTTTATACAATACTAACTAAATTAGGTAAAGCTAAAATAGCCAATGCAAGTGCTTTAGGCACAACTTTAAATCTAATAAAGTTTAAAGTTGGAGATAGCAACGGAAGTTATTATAATCCAATGGAAGATCAACAAACATTAAAAAATAAAGTTTGGGAAGGTCCTGTAAGTAGTATAACTATTGATGAAAATAATCCTAACTGGATTATTATACAAGCAATGATTCCAGGTGATATTGGTGGCTTTATGATTCGTGAAGCAGGGGTATTTGATAGTGAGGATAATCTTATTGCAATAGGTAAATACCCTGAAACATATAAACCACTAGCAAGTGAAGGTTCATCAAAAGATTTATTTATAAAAATGATATTAGAAGTTAGTAATACAGCTAGTGTTACATTAAAAATAGATCCTACAGTTATACTTGCAACTAAAAAAGATATACAGATATTAGAACAAAAAATTGAAAATATTAAAGTTCCAGTTGAAAGTGTAAACTCTAAAACAGGAGCAATAGAGCTTAAAGCAGAAGATATTAATTGCAATGATGGTAAGTCTATTGAGTCGCATTTGGGAGAAAATAAGAAGCAATTAGATGCAAAGT